TTTTTTTTAATGAGTCGGCGACCACCGAGATCTACACAGAGTAGATCGTCGGCAGCGTCAGATGTGGATACGAGACAGCTAGTGAAGTAGTCTACTCAACTGTAAATCCAGACCCGAGAGGCATTATTCCAATCCACTTTATATACCACGATATGGATATGTCCAATCCAATCGGTCGTGGCGCAGTCGAACTTGTAGCAGGACTTCAGAACATGCTTGATTCAGAAATGCAGATGTATCAATACGCACAAGCCCTAAGCCTTAACCCACCGCTAATCAAGCGAGGTTCATTTGATACTTCAACTATACGATTCAAAGTAAACGCTATTTGGGATTTGGGAGCAGATCAAAACGCAAGCATCTCACCTGCTAATATTTCAACTAATGGAATAACTAACTTCTCAAACAACTACGGTTTAATTAAGAGCCAAATCTTAAACTTAAATAACTCAAACGACACAAGCGTTTCTGCTGAGGTCGGAAATCCCGGGTTCTCAAAGACAGACAGCGGAGTAAAGGCACAACAGGAGCGTGTTGGTGTTAGTGATAACCATCTTCGTAAACAATTCGAGGGTTGGTTTGGTGATGTCTGTGAGACTATGCTTAATATTCATTTTGCTTTGTCTGAGGGTAAAAAAGATATTGACCTCACCCAGGAATATATTAAGCGCCGACAACTTGAAGAACCTAATTTTAACAAAAGTATAGCTACTGTCGACTATAACAAGAAGCTAAAAGGGTTCAAGTTCAAAGTTGACGCTTCTACCTCAAAGCTTAAAGATGACGAGCAATCTATGGAGAATCTAAAGGGAATCTTAGAGTTGGCTCAGTCTGACCCTGAGTTAGGACAGATTATCCGCAAAGACCAATTATTGAAGCGAATGATTAACAAATCGGGTGTTGACGACCCTGAAGAGTTGGTTATTGACCTAGACCAAAACAATAACGGCATAGCCGACAGTGAGGAACAGTATGAATAACGATTTGATCCCAAACAGTGGGTTTTCTTTGGATATCCCAGAAGAGCGGAAGACTAAAGAAAGCAAGGAGAGGATTGCGGCTAAAGAAGAGATTAACCTGCTAAAAACTCTACTCAACGGAATTGATGAAAAGATCCAACTAGCCCAAAACATCAATCAATTAACAATGAATCCTGAGACTTCTGAAAAATCCCTAAAAGTACAGATATTAGCTGCTAGGTGGCGCGTGAATGACCTTATAGAACTTAAGTCGTGGATAAAAGCCCAGACAGACAAGGTGCAAGAAAATGACTGAGGACGTTAGAGACAAGCTGGAACAGCCGCTAGAAACTGAATCACTACTTGCTAGTCACGAATTCAGACAGGAGGGCAGGGTTTTGATTTGCGTTGACGACCCAAGCTTAACAGCAGTACTACCGCTGGGTGTTTATTTGGTTGGAGAGAAAGGAGCGTATCGACTAGAGAAGTTATTCTAGGCGGGTTGTTACCTGTAGAGATAAGACCTTAGTAGTATCTCCGCAGGTAAGAGCTCATCTCCTTGAACTCTCGTCATCATACCGACGCAAAAGGGTGCAAATAACTAAATAAAGGAGCAAAAACGTGGAAAATACCACTACAGACGCAAACACAAGCCAGAGTGCGGCAGATGTGTCGTCAACATCACAAAACTCAACCGACAACACTGATGAAAAATCGCTAACAGACGGCTTCTGGGGCGATGAGGATTCAGGCGAACAGTCGGAGGGCGAGTCCAAAACAGACGAAACCCAAGAAATAGAAACTGAGGATAAATCTGAAGATAAATCCGAAGAAAAGCCGGAATTTCCGAAAGCAGAAAAGCGCAAAGCTCAACTGAATGACGAAATTAGAGGGTTGGTGTCCCGTCGGGAAGAGCTAAAGCGAGAAGTAGCTGAATACGAAGGTATCAAACAACTACAAAGCTCAATTAATGAAAACCGAATAACACCAGAACAACTAGAAGCTGCAGGGTTAGACCCACAAGACGCTGCTATCCAAGCCCTTCTATACAATCAGGAGCTTGACCAACAGCAGTCGCAGGTAAACGAAATATCGGCAAATATTGCTGACCTTCAGTACAATATGTCGCTCGATAGAGTAGAACTGCTTAAAGACTATCCTGTATTCGATGAAACTTCACCTGAATACAATGCAGACTTCACCAAAAAAGCAGCTGACATGTACGTAAGTGCAGCAAATCTGCAATTTAACGAAGAGGGCGCGCCAATCTCAGCGGATAAAAAGCTCTATGAGTTTATGACAGACTTGTATGGCATTTACGAAGAAGGTCTGAAAGCTGGTGACAAGAAGATATCTAGGGCAAAGCAATCTGCGGCAGTAATGAACGCAGGCGGAATCTCTGTATCAGGAGAAGTAGACGAAAAGCAATTTGTAAACGGGTTCTTCAATTAAATCCTTCAATCTAAAAAATTAACTATAGGAGAAAAATAAAATGGCTATTAATTTGCCACAGGCATACTCAAAAATCCTTGACAAGGGATATACACTTAAATCATTAACAGCACCTGCCTTTAAGGGTAAATATGAAGTTGTTGGTGGTACTACTAAATCATTTAAGGTCTACAGCACAGACGCAGCTGCTCTGTATGACTATTCTGCAAATAAGAATGCTAGCGGTCAGGGTGTTGGCTCATTCGGCTACAAGTATTCAGCAGCTGGCAATAAAGAGCAAGTTATTACGGCTTCTCAGGACAAAGCCTTTTCACAGCAAATCGATAAGGCTGACGCTAAGTTCTCACGCGATGGCTCACTCGACGCTAAAGAAGTTATGCGTGTAACTCTAGAAGAGTCTATTTACCCAACAATGGATAAATACAACATTGACGCATTGGCAAAAGCGGCTGAAACTACAGCGGTTAAGACTTTGACCATTACTAAGGCAAATGCTTATGAGACATTTATGACGATGACTACTGCTCAGACAAACGCTAAGGTGCCTCACAAGGGTCGTGTTGCGTTCGTAGCTGCAAGTGCATACTCACTACTGAAGCAAGACGGTAGTTTCACCCCAGCCAGCGAAATGACTGCTAAGAGCCGTCGTGATGGCAACTACGGTGAGATTGACGGCTGTATGATCATTGAAGTTCCAGATGACTACATGCCAACTAAGACGACTATCGTTTTGACTCACGAAGACGCAGCAGCAGCTCCAAAATACTTGTCTGAATACAAGCAGGGTGAATTTGGTCCAGAAGCTAGCGGTTACTATGTAGCTGGTCGCGTTGTGTACGAAGCATTCGTATTCAACAAGAAAAAGGGTGCTATTCAAGTTCTGAAGAATGCCTAGCAATTTGGGGCGGGGAAACTCGCCCCTTCTCCGCGTTTTGCCTCTCCGCGATAAATGAGAGGTCGAAGATTAACAATTTGGAGAGAGACTTAGTAGAGTGTGTTATTGCTCGTTCTATGGTGCTATAATGATGGCAAATCATTTAATCTTGTGGGAGAAGATAGATGAACAAAGCGAAGAAAATAGCTGCTGGTGTAGTGGGTGCTGGTATATTATCTGCATTCGTTGCAACAGCACAACCTAACACTCAACAAAGTAACATACAGCCAGTAGTACAACCTGTAACCTACTCAGACTGTAGAACGGAAGAGATACCGTTTGAAACACAGTACGAAGGTGAAACAGGTCAATATGGCTATACTGAAGCGGTCAAGCAACAGGGCGTCGTTGGTGTCAGGAAAATCTGTAAGCCAAATAAGCCTGGTCACACAGATAAGGTAGATGTGATTACTCGACCAGTGACTCATATCATTGTTCGCACACCTAAACCAGCACCGCAACCTATTCAACAGCAACACTATCGTGTCGGAGCAATATGTCGTGACGGTCGGCGATCATACGCTACTGGAAGAGGAGCATGTTCACACCACGGTGGAGTATCGGAGTGGTTGTATGAGTGAAAAATCAGAAACTAAGCTTGTGTTAGTCATCATATTGATCATAGTGATTATCTCAGTTGCTCTTGTATTTGATATGAAAAGACAGGATGAGATAAGAAAGCTGGAAAATCAATCGTTCACAAACTTGAGCAATGGACTGGTAGACTTTGGCAGTGCTTGGAGTAAACTCACCGATGAAGCTAAAGCTACATATCCTTGCGAGGAGCTGGTAATAGAAGAAAACAAGAGTATGTGCAAAGAGTTTAGAGGATTTGCTATAGAAAGAATACGCAAAGTTAAATAGCCTACATCTTGACAAATTACCTCTGTTGTGCTAGTGTGAGGGTATGAAAAAAGCTATAGTCATTACAGCCATTGTGGCGCTTACGATAGGCGTTAGTGGTGGGGTATGGCTAAAGACCCGCCTGGACGCTCAGGCAGCTGCTGGAGCGGCTCAGGAACAAGCAGAGAGTAAGTACGATGTCGGACCGCCAGACGCACAGGAAATCCTGGAGCTGGTAAATAAAGAACGGGCAAGAATTGGTGTAGCACCGCTAGTGATGGATGAAAATGTTCAGAAGAGCGCGCAACTAAAAGCAGATGATATGGAAGCTAAAGGCTACAGGCAACATATCATACCTGGGACACCATATACACTGAATAGCGAAATGGCTTACTGGGTAAATAAATCATGTTCTAAAAGTAGTGAAAATATCTCTTGGCGAACAGACAACATACCAGGAACATCTCAAGATGTCTTTAACGGCTGGATGAGCTCAAAACCTCACAGAGAAGCCATACAAGACCCTAAATACACCAAAACAGGCATAGGAACGCATAAAGACATAGCCGTTCAACGCTTCTGCATTCCCTAAGTAACATCTTCTACCAAGTCTCTCTCCTTATAAAAAATAAGGAGATTTTTTATGGGCTATAGAAGTTGGTTACAAGGTTATGTAAACAATCACCCAGATCAAAACACAAGGTCTCAAGGACAAGGGTTGCTAAACGTCGTCGGCGATGACATGGGTATCGACCGTAACTTTCTATCTGGCAATGTAGGCAATGGTGGCAATTTTCGTAAAACAGGATGGTTTGGTAATCACACCTGGGTAAAAGGCGGTAATGGTGCTCTATATAAAAATGACGAAATTAGTGGCATTAATGACCGTTTTAAGCAGCTGTATTATGCGGATATGGCTAGCCGAAATCGGCAACAACAGAACACAGACGGCACTCAAGGTCCCGGCGGCGGAGGCGGTGGCGGCGGAGGCGGTTTCAACCCATTCGCTGCTCAAGAAGCTAGAAACAAGGCAGACGCCATCGCTAAATATGACGATGAAATCGCACAAGCTAACTCAGCTATCAACCGTCTAGGCGGACAGGAAGCTGTCGGTATTGCTAATGCCGGAAAAGCTAAAGACCGTGCATGGCAAGAAAACGAAAACAGCTTTAATGAGTCAACTGGTCGTTACAACATGAACACCAAAGACGCAATTGACAATATCAAAAAGACACGCGACCAAATTGAAAGCGATACAGCTACTAAAGTTCGCTCAGCTAAGGGCATTTTGGCATCAGGTGGAGCAGGAGATAGCTCATTTGCTAAGACTGTAGCGCCTTACGAGATAGCTAAAGCTGCCTCAAAACAGCAAGGCGAGGCTCAGGATGCATACGCCAAGAACCGCCGAGATATGGACATCAATTACTTCGCAGTGAAGAATGCTTACGACAAGAACAAGAATGATATTCAGAGCGAGTATGACAACCGTGTGAACAGCGTGAAGCAAAAAGTAGCACAATCCCGTGCTGAACTGCTAGACCGCATTAGAAGCGCTAACGTGGGCAAACAGACGGCAAATGGCTCAAGTATGGCAGCTGCTATTGCAAGCCAGCAAGGTACACGCGACCAAATCAACCGATTAGGTACAGAAGTTGACGAATTAGGACGTGATCGCAGTATTCCTATCCAAAAAGTGGACTGGAAAGCACCAGACCTTGCGACATACGACCCTAAGGACGTTACTGTCAAGGATAATTCAGAGATTGGTGGTGTAAATGATGAGATTTCACCAAACTTGCGCCCAATCTTAAGCGATGAAGAGAAAAAGAAAAAGCAAGAGTTAATGTAGGGAGTATTAGGAGATGGATTTTTTTCAAAGAATAGGTAACTTTTTCAGCGGTAAAGGCTGGGTTAGTGATGAGGAAAAACGCCGCAAAGAACAGCAAGTTCAGACACAACCTCAGAATAAGCCAGCAGTTACTTTTAAGCAGGACCCTGTCTTAAATAACTTAAATAAGGCGCCTAGTTTTGGCAGTCCATCTCCTACTCAAGGACTTTTTCAGCAAAAACCTCAAACAGATACAGTGCCTAAAACCGATACGGTACCTAAAGTAAATACAGTACCAACGGCAAATCAATTCACTAAGCCTGTTATTCCCGAGATTAAGCCAGAAATCCCTCAGAAGACTATAAATGACGCCCCTAAAGTACTAACCCCTCAAGGGCAACAGGACTGGGTAAACAAAGAAAACAAGCAAATCCAAACTCAAAACTTAGTAAACAAACCTATAATTACACCTAAAAAACCAACATATTTTGATTATGCAAATCCATTTGGCGAGCATGGTCTGTTCGGCGCAAAACAACAGCAAAACTTCAAGAGAACAATAGAAAAACCTATTACAGACAATATTAATAAGTTTAACAACTGGATTGATTCTTCAGACAAGGAAAAAGGGTTTCAATGGAGTGACCCGGGAGATTATTTACGATTTGCCGCTAAAATACCTGGCGGTATGGTTCAAGGTCTAGCAGAAACTCCAAACAAAGTAGCTAACGCGGTTACAGGTATAGAAGCGGATGAGAACGGCAAAGTAAAAGAATTAAACGGTGTCCAGAGATTCGGTAAAGGGCTGGACGCTGGTATTTCAGTAGGTGGATTAGGATTTGGCGGTTCAGGTACACTTCTACGCAGCCTTGCTGGTCTAGGCAAAGCAGGGACAAAACAAGCCGTCAAACAAGGTATAGGACGTACTGTATTAAATGGTACAAAAAACCTAGTTAAGGATTCACTTAAAGAGGGTACAGAAGAAGTTGTTCAGACATTTGCACAAGACCTAGCAGATGACGGCAAGATAAACATGAATAAAGACGCCTATATCCAATCTGGGGCGTTTGGCGCTCTCGGAGGTGGTATGATGCACGGTGCTGGTCGTGCTGTAAATGGTGTAAAGGGAATGGTAGGAAATAGGATTAATCCCTATGGAGAGAATGGTGTTGGGATTAACAGACTATCTCCAAGCCAAATGAAATACAACGCAGCCGAAGTTGTGGGCGGCATAACTGGGGATACGAGAAAACGTCTCAGTCAAGCAGCTTTTGGTGATCTACAGAAGGCGCGAACTGGCAATCCGTACCGAACAAGCGATGGAATGGATGTGGAACTGAGTAAAGCAGGTAATAGAAAATACACGAGTACAGGAGCTCGTGCTATTAATGATAATTTTATAGTTAAACAGCGCTTGGCGCCTCAAATAGATGAGGTTATTGCGAAGTCTAAGCTTATTGATAGCGCTGAAGACACCAAGAATCACGGAATAGCACCTGATGGGTTTGATTACAGAGAAATTCCTGTGCGATATAGGGGTAAAGATTATGTGTCAACAATAGATATTGCAAAGAATAATACAACAGGGCGCAATACTCTTTATGAAGGTAATGTGCGAAGCCAAGAAAAAAGCCACCCAGGTGACCTTAATGGTGCGCCCCGTGGACAAGCCGAACGGGGACTGGGCGACTTTTCTAATGAAAGTGTAGCACAAAAAGCCCAGAATGTCAATGAAGACGTTAAATACAAGCTCAACCCAGAGCATGAAGCACAAGTCAGAGCGTATAACGAACATATAACACGTCTACGCCAACGTGAAGAATACTTGCGTGGTCAAGGAATGAGTGAAAATGCTCCAGCCATGATTAACCTACGTAAAGCTCAAGAGCAAGCTATATACGCCAGAGATCATATCGGTGAGGTAGACGAGAACGGATTGAAATATAAGCTAAGTCCAGAACAAGAAGCATTCTTTAAGGACAGCAAAGTACGAGATGAAGACGGAAACCTCATGAAAATGTATCATGGTTCACCAAACGGTCACATCACTGAATTCCGTCCTGGCACATATTTTACCAAAGATAAAAAATACGCCAATGGATACCAGAATCCAGAGGCTAGCTACATAAGTCTAAGCAGTTTCAAAGAAGTAAACGATCCAAAAACGTACGAAGTATATATTAACTCAAAGAATCCATTCACCTTAAACGACAGTAGAGCAAGAGACATATACCTAAATGAATTTGTAAAAGAGGGAAACTCTCTTTACCTAGACCCGTATTCAGACCATACAGATACTATAAAATCGATGAGGGAGATAGACTGGATGGAGGGTGAAGGATTTAGGGAGTGGTTACGAGAAAACCATCCTGAATATGATTCTCTATACCTAGATGAAGGCGGTGATGGTGGATACGGAGAAAAAACCATTGATAAAGGTATATCACTGGTTATGACCAAGCCAGAGCAGATCAAATACACCAATAATCTCAATCCAACAGATAGCCCAGATATGAGATATAAGAGTCAGGCAGATGCTCAAATACAGGAATTAGCAAGCCAAAACAACCTCCTAGCGCGCCACCTACAACTAACAGGTGATGAGAACCTTGTATTCAATGAGTGGCAAAATGAAATGCAGAAGAGAGCATTAGGTTACTACGATCCAAAGACTGACCAAATCAACCTAAACAAGCTTACAGAAGACACTCTAAACCACGAATTAGGACATAAATTACTTACCCGTGTAGAAAATAAACAAGACTTATTAAACTCTATACGTGAATCTTATGGAGATGAATATTTAATAAACAAATATGGTAGTCAATATGGAAATGACCTGAACCTACTAGCTGAAGAACAACTGGCCGACGGATTCAGTGATTACTACAACGGAAGATTAAAGGGTGAAGATAAAGTACGTCTAGGTGCTAGATTAGGTATTCCTCAAAAAGTCTTAGCAATATATGACCGAATTACTGAAGCTGTTATGGGACTTGTCGGCAAGCAAGATGCCATTAAGCAATTCTATGCCCAAATGGAGACGGGGAAATTCAGAAATGAAGTGTTCGGAAATACCGAACAACTGCCAGCTTATAAGAAGAGCGATTCGTCCGCAGATGTTGATAACTACATAAACGAGCTAGTCAAAGAGCAAAAACTAGCCCGTAAAGGCGAACAACCTACCCTTAAAGAGCGTTGGCAAGACTTCAAAGCAGACATGCGTGAGAAATTCGTGGACAGATTCGCTCCAATTGAAGACAAGATTAAAAACCAGTCTGAACAATTAGAAATGCGAAACGCCATAGATCGAACTTTACGTGCAGACGGTATATCAGAAGCATTTATCCGAGATAACAATTTTGATAAATTAATCACCAGCTTTAAGAATAAAAAAGAATTACAAACGTTTGAACAGGCGTTAATTGCTAAGCACGCCATGGAATTAGAATCTAATGGAGTAGAAACAGGACGAGATCTTGCAAAAGATAAAGCTCTTATAAAAGCTACGGATAAGCGATTCGCCAAAGAATTCAAACAAGTAAGAGAATATTCTGATAAAATTTTACAGCAAACAGTAGATTACGGACTTATCAGTCAAGATACTGCCAACTATTTGAGGAAGAAATACCCAGACTACATACCGTTTGACCGTATATTCTCTG